TCAAATGGGCTAAATTGGAGTTCTGATGCTTCGGGCGTATTGTTGATGAGCGCCCAAGATTTCAGGAAGTTTTGGACCCAGTCGTTGTGAATGCTATATTTCGGATCTAGACTGTGAGGCATGGGGCCATCAGCTTAGTGATATCAGCATGATAAGGGAAACACACGCAGGCAGCAAGGAAATAGATCTTTCGAGCGTGGATATCGCCAAGTACGTAACTAGCGCAAACCATACTGACGGGGATTCGGTAGTAATCGAAAGCGTGTGGGGCGACAAATGCTATGTAAGTTCTTGGCACTTGGCGCCTGAGAAAGAGCTTTATTTTGTTAGAAAAGCGATCGAAGAAGGGCGGCTGTTAGTTTAGTAGTGTTACGATGGTGCTTGCTTCCGTATTACGGGGGTATGCTCTGCTGGCGCCCGAGTGGTGGAATGGTAGACACACAGCACTTAAAATGCTGAGACGCTACGTCGTACGGGTTCAAGTCCCGTCTCGGGTATCACTTTAAATTATCGACATGAAAACTCACCCTTTGATCTGTAGAGTCGCCCGTGACCTTGCCGGATACCACGGGAGAGCTGATTGGGAATCTTACGTCCCGGATGCGACTCACGCGATTCGAGCGGTGGCTGAGTGGACTGAAGATTTGCACAAAGATGCAAAGGCTGATTTAGACCTCACAGACTGCTATATTACAGTGCCGTACTTACACGGCATTGTCGATGGAGCCTACGCAGGAGAACATACAGATTCTTAAAAAGGCGAGAAAGGCTTGCCAAGCATGTGGTCTCCGGTACGGCGAAAGGTGCACTGGAGATGCGACGTTCAGCCGTGGCGTCTGTGACGTCTGTGACAAATTGACTGCTGTTACGGAAGCCGACACATTCGGCTTTTTCTATCGGGGTATCTGTAATCTGAGGCGGCGTAAGTCCCGCATTGAACGGGAATCCAAGCGTGTCACGACATCTAATTGAACTTTGTTTGCACGAGTTTTGGCACGAATCATTCAACGAAGAAACGCTTAGTTCTGCAGCCAGAATGGCAGCAGTACTTAAAATCCTTAAAGACAACGGAATCTCGATGACTCAAACCGAACAGCCCAACATGAAGTTCGCCGTGGGGGACATGATCGGCAAACGAACGTGTTCTGCCGGTATGTCTCTGCCGAATAAGAAAGGCGAAGTTATGGGATATAAGAAGACATTAAGGAGAGACGGTAAGCCCCAGTGGCGTTACATCGTTAAGTTGGCAAACGGACACACTGAGGAATGGGTGCCTGGGATGGTGTATCTTTGTGCTGACGATAAAGCGGAACGAGTCGCGTTCGTATGAGCGAGAAGTGGGATCGTAGGTTTTTAGAACTGGCGAAGCACGTCAGTGATTGGAGTCGCGATCCTTCGACTAAGGTTGGGGCTGTCGCAGTTAAAGACCGACGAGTCTTGGCAACCGGATATAACGGGTTACCGCGAGGTGTTGCGGATTTGCCGGGGCGCCTTAATAACCGAGATGAAAAGTATCTGCGTACGGTGCACGCCGAAGCGAACATTGTTGCGCAAGCTGCTCGGTTTGGTATCGACCTATTCGGTGCTTCGGTTTATGTTTGGCCTTTTTTGCCTTGCAGCAATTGCACCACGCTGATGATTCAGGCCGGTATTCAGCGGATCATTGTGCCTGATCTGCCGATACCGGACCGTTGGTTTTCGAATTTCAATTTGTCGATTGAAATGCTGCGCGAGTCGGGCGTGGATCTTATGCAGCTTCCTGTCGAACAGCAATAAACATATTGTCGAAGCCCCGGATCGCGGCGACTGAGTAACCAAAAACATTTTGTAGGAACTTTATTAATTCAGCTCTTTTTTCGTTATGGGCGCCTGGTCCATTCGATTCGAACAAAATCGGCGGATAACCTGAGTTTTTAATTGTGTTACGAGCACCATCTATAGCTTTTAGTTCCGCCCCTTCTACATCCAGTTTAATCAATCCTATATCGTTCCATTCGTACTCGTCTATGTGTATAGTTTTTACTTCTTCCGTGGCTCTTATCTGATCTTCGCTTGGTTTTATTAGGGACGATCCGCCTCCGTCGTCGCTAACTATGTACAGTGTCATCTCTCCACAAGTATCCATGTGGTTGGTGAGGGCGTAGTTTCTAGGTTTTATATTAGTTTTTTCGTTCAAAAAAATGTTTCCGCAAAGCTGAAAGTACGTTCGACTTTGCGCTTCAAATGCTTCTACGGCGGAAAAATTGTCGGCTAAAAGAATGCTGTACGCTCCCATGTGCGCTCCGCCGTCTATAAAGCGCTTAGTGCTGTCGGCAAATTGTTTGCAAAATTCTATTAAGGGGTGCTCAGGAATTCCAACGCGAAACATCTGACATAAACCTGAGTCGTCCTCGTTCATGAGGAACGCGGGTTTCGGCGTGGGAACAATCAGCTTTTGCTCAGGACCCCACAAGAACCGGGCCATAATCAACTTGCTAGTGGTAGTACAATAACACAAAATCTCGGCTTGACATCGTGTCTTTTCCCGTAGTAAGCACTGGTGTTGTTAATGCACCTCATTGGGTGTATCGTTTGTTCTACAGCATTGACTTTCCTGTTGATACCTTTGTTGTTTTTAATAACAATGGACGCGATCAGATCACGGAAGAGCTGGACCTTTTGACTAAAGTGCCGCATAAGTATGTCAAGAATGTAAAGATCTGTCATTTACCTGCCAACATTGGGTGCTCAGGATATTGGAATATGACTATTAAATGTTTTATGGACGCTCCGTATTGGTTAATTGTAAATCATGATATTATGTTCACGCCTGGTTTTCTAAAGTCGATGCACGAGAAAGCTCAGGACCCCGAAGCCGGCGTGGTTCATGGTGACAACGGCGCCTGGGATGTGTTTCTGTTGAAGGACTGGGCCGTTCAGAAATACGGTTTGTTTGATGAGAATTTATATCCTGCCTATTGCGAGGATTTGGATTGGGGTATGCGCTTCCAACACGACGATGATTTTAAAAGAATCATGTCAGTTGAGGTTCCCTATTACCACGGTGAGTTGAGCGGTTCCTATGAAGATGGTTCTCAGACTTGGCGTTCTGAACCTGAACTCGCCAATAAAATCCACATGGCTCACGAGCTCAATAAATCGTACATGCACGCTAAATGGTCTGAAGCCTGGCAGGGTCATGTCGATGGTAAACCCTATAAAAATCCGTTCAATAACCCGGCATTGCCTTCTTGCTTGACGACTTACAATCTTGAATTCGTACGAGCTAAGAATTTAGGATTCTAACTTGTTAAAATACGGCTATCAGTTATATAGCTGTTATGCCGTACTATAGCTCGCGCCCTTCCGAGAAGCGACTAACGAATCGATTAGAAGAGCTGCTGGCGGAGCGTGGCATCACGTCGTTTCGACTAAGCAAGCTGGCGGATTTATCTCCAACGACAACCCGTAATATCTGTGTTGATAAGTTCTACATTCCAAGTCCTGAAGTGCTTGAGAAAATCTGCATTGTATTAGAGGTGCAACCCGGCGAAATCTTGAAGCTTCGTACTAAAATGGAAGGAGAAGACGTAGCCGCTAGTTAATGTTCTCCGAAGCCGATTACGAATTAGCGGCCCGCGTCCTGGGTCTGCCCATTCCCCGTACGCCTGCTGAGCGTGCCGCTGCGACCCCTATGGTCGCCACGGTGCTCAAGAATTACTACCGTGCTGCTCCTCCGATGCCAGGTCGCGAAGGTGACGGCATGATGACGCAGCCTACCCGGTCGCTTAACGCCTATCCGGACACCAGCCAACCAGAGGTTAAAGTTCAACTAGAGCGCCGTCTGCAAGCCGGCATCCCTAACGAGCAAGCTTTCGATGAAGTCGAAGAGCTCGTGGCGGCGATCATGCAGGATCCCAGTCTGCTTGAAGTGTTCTTGCAGTACGTGCAGAACTGTATGCAGCAGTCTGATGAGGGTGCTGAGTATCTGAGCCGTCAGCGTCCTGCCGAATATGATCTGCCCAACTACGGCGGTCAGTATTCGATGCTGAACGCGCCTTCGTCGAACAACATTCCGCCCAGCGTGGCATTCCAGAATTTGGGATAATGAACGCACGCGAACAACAGCTTAAGGAAAGGGATGTACGTCGGGACGCCCCGGAGTTAGATCCTGGTATGTTTTTAAAATTGTATATTGCATCTACGTTTCCACAGACATCTGCGTTACCTTCGCCGCAACAAATGCAGGCTATGGCTAATGCTACTGATGAAGAAAATGGATTAAAATTCAACAAGAACATGGCTATGTCGGGCACAAAATATGACAATCCAGGAGGTGCATAAGTAATGGCTGCTCTTCCGCTAGGTGTACCCGTTGCAGCCGCCGGTGCTCCCGCTGCGAGTTCTTTAGTCAACACTGCTCTTCAGCTGACGGCAGCTAATGTCGCTCCTGAGGTTATTAAGAGCATCTTAAGTCAAATGCAGGCTCCCCAAGCAACTGGAGGTACTCCTGCAGGGTTTAATAGGCAGAATTTACTTTATCCTTTTCTTACGTCAGCCGCCGGCTCTTCGGTTCCTGATATTGTCCAGGCTCTCCGAGGTAAACTTCCTGATACCTCAGATGCTCCTGGGTCGAAAGCTATCCTCAGCGAGGATTTATATTCTCGACTGATTGAGCAAGAACGTGCTCGTCAAAGAGGTAACGCTCTTTTCGGCCGGTGGTTGGGACTAGACGCTGGGCCTAGTGCTGAAGAGGTATTAGGGGAAATTCGTCAGGGTCGTCGAACCGAACTTGAGGACCTTGGAGCGCGAGAGCGGGCAGTCATTGCTCTCAAAGGACAGATCGATGCGGCTATCCGAGAAATGGAAGTCGGTGCTGCGTTAAAGAGGGCCGAATTAGAAGTTGGTGGCGACATTAAACAACAGGAGCTGAAGTCTTTAGGTGATATACAAAGAGAGCGAGTAAGCTCTAGTTATGATGCTGCAAAGCAGCTACTTAACACCGCCATCCAAAACTTGACTGCGCCGCAGAACTTGGCCTCTAGTTCTGTTCTGCAGCAGATGTCCACGCAGGTCCCTTAAACGATCATGAATCCTCTCGAATACGCCGCAGGATTTTTTGATCCCTCTAATCTTATGAGGGAGACGGGGCAACTCGCCATTAAGGATGGACGTCCCGTTGTTTGGGCGGGGCCTGCCTTAGGTTGGCAAAGTCCTGAGGCTTATTACACCACCGTCACCCCTCAGTATTTTAAAGGTCGTACCGGCGCATCTACTCCTGCAGAACTTTATTCTCGGGCGTCTTATCTGAGCGGTTATAACCCTGATGGAAAAAGGGTCCCGCCCAAGCCAAAAACAAAAGACGAGGAAGCTCAAGGGACCATAACCCCTGGAGATTCCGTGGACGGCAAAACTCCGCCTGCAGCTCCTACCCTTCCACCTCCTCCTGATTTAAATTTACCTGAGACCACGGCGCCGTATTCCGGCACAACAATTCCTCAGAAAGAAGAGGCCGGGTTCGAGCGTCTCATCGATCTACTTGAGCGCACTACAAGTCCGGAGCGCATCGCACAGATCGAAGGGATGCGTGCTGAGAACCTTCTCCGGTCTCAGTTACTCACCTCCGAACTGACCCGCGCCGGCGAACGTGCTCGGTACGCAAGGGATATCGAAAAAGAAAATATCCAAGCGTGGCGGAACATTCGGACCGCACAGATTCAAGCGAATGCTGCTCAGCAAGCTGCTCTGGGTCTGGGCATGATTTCTGCATTTGCTCCGCCTAATGCTTCGGCATTGGCCGGGACTCTTCAGGCCGCGATGCAGCCTTTCTCTAACATGAGTTTTAAGCGAGGTTAATCCGATGGCAGTTGCACCTGCTGCATTAGCTTCTGCCGGCATGTTTGCCGGTACGGGCGGCACGTTAGCTGGCATCGGAATGGCGGCCGGCGGTCTTGGTTCTCTGTTCGGCGGTTTATTCGGCGGTGGCGGCGGCGGGCAGCAAGCGGACTATAGCTCACTGTACGCAAAGCTTGCCCCTATCAATACTCGTCTGACTTACGCCGGGCAAGAACTGATGGCGAATATGGCTCCGTATTTAGGAGCCCAGGCTGCCCAAACTAATCTGCTGGGTCAGTCGATGTACGACATTTTCAGTGGAGCCAAGTCGAAAGAATCTCAGCTCGCTGGTCTTCAGACGGGTATCGCCTCTCAATTAGCTAGTGCAGCTATCGGGCAACAGGAGATGGCGGCCAAAGGTCGTACTGCTCTGGAGTTACTCGGCGGAGAAACTCAGGCCAAGTTGACCGAAAAAGGCGCGGATGTCCTGGGGCTTCAATACACTAACCTGGCTAAAGGTCTGACCGACGTTGGCGTGGGTGCTGGTAATGTTCGGAACCAGCAGGTCATGGCTCAAACTCAAGCTAATCTTGACATCGGTAAGCGTCTTTCCGAAATCAAGGGTCAGACTGAAGGTCAGATGGCTCTCCGTAGGCAGGCTGCTGGTACCGCTCTGTCGCCTCGTTTCGCATGATCAAATCTGTAATCGGCGATTCGACCACGGTTGCTTCGTGGTTGACTTCGCTTGACGCATCAAATAAAGACGCTTTTATTCATTACGCCAAAAACGCTACCAGTGATATCGAAGCGTACCTTTACGCTAGGTTCCTGCGTCCTGGTTATGAAGGCAGCATCGCTGACCTGACAGCCTGGATTCAGGAGAAATTCCCCAAGGAAGATCTTCGTAAAGTTCTACTTCGTGAGATAGATGACTTACAAATTGACATCCGAAATGTACGGGACATGGTTCAGAATCAGATGCTCGACCCAGCGTCAGCGGCGACAAAGATTTCGGCAGTTCAAAAGGAACTTCGTAGCCACATTCAAGCTGTACGCGCTATTTCAGATGGTTTAGATCGGCGTGGCCTCATTCTTGCGGGCGCTGATCGAACCATCCGAGAGCTTATTAATACTCTTGACGGGCAGCCTGGTCTACAGCAATTAGTTGACGAGGCTGCCGTTTTAGTTTGGACTACGATCGAAAATGAAGAGAAAGCTTAATCAACCTTACGCATACGCTTCATAATATTTTCTAGTTTGGTACGAAAGATACCCATAAAAGCATCGTTAACTCCCAAGGACATAACCAGCTCGTCGCCCTCAAGTAACGCACCGAAAGGCAAAATTACAGCAGGTTGATTTGAAACTGGCGTACCGAAGGGATCCGTCCATTCAATAACGCGATCGTTTAGAGATCCGGTGAATAAGGGATCGTCCGTAACGTAAGTTATTTTTTCAAACTTCTTATCTACCATATAAGCACCTACGTGATAAATAAGATAAGGCTTACCATCTGGAGTGCATGTCATATGCTTCCAGTGATAAAAAATTAAATACGCATACCCTAGATTTATAGGTGCGGTAGAGTTGAATGTAGGGCAACCTTTTGTTACAGTGTCTAAGATTTCTGTATTGACCTGCAAAGTAGGGTTGTTTTCCCGTTCGACGACTAAAGGCCGCGTGGAATACAGACAGTGCAGTTCGTCGTTAGCGCTAAAGAACGCCCAGTTTTTTTCCGCTACGCCTATTTCCCTGTTCTTGCCGATGGGAGGGATAGCCGCACGAACTGCCTGGAAATTCTCGTTAAGCCAACAGACTACGACCTTAGGTTGGTGAAACAGCTTTTTTTGATTGGCGTCGAACTTGCTGGCATAGGTCGAGGCAATAAACTGCACATAGAGTCCTTTATCCGGACCAATAAAAAGTCTCGGGTCTTCGTAACTAAGCCGATGTTTATTGGGTCTGATTTTCTTAGTACCGATTACGGCCGTGTTGTCTGGGCTTAGCATCCCGATGTAGATCGTATTTGGTTGCCCATTCAGATAGAAATATTTACTGTCGTAACGAAAGCCAAATGCTTCTGGCTGAGACCGCCAAGCGATATACGTTGTGTCGTTGTTCTTGATGATCGATGGATTGAAATTAGCAACACTGTCTTTTGGGAGTCCTTTCAAAATCCGAGTGAATTTACCTCCGAGGTTTTCGGCTTGCTCATAGACAGTCGGCACCCCCGCCACCGTGGTCTTTACGGGAAGTAGTACATCGCTGTACAGATGAAAGTAACGCGTTTGAGACTGCATAATCAAGCTCCCAGATCGTTAATAGCTGCTGTAAAACCAGTTGCAATAGATTCCCATCGATACTCAGGACGCTGAGTTACTTCGAAACAAGCTTTGGCGGCTTCGTCGTACATGTATTTGTCGTAATACAGATCGCTTAAAAGCTTTGCTGCCTCTTTTACGTCAATCAGGCCGCGCTCGACTCCTAGATCTTTATCTACGATCCACGTAGAAACAGGAATTAGTTCAGCTGCTCCGTTCCAAATATCTTTACAGGCCGTGTGATTGGGCACAACTTGCGGTTTGCGGCAGCTTGCGTGTTCGAAACTGACGAGTCCCCATCCTTCGCCGTCTGATGTATTGAGGCCAATGTCGCAAGCGTTGTAAATAGTGTTTAACAGCTCATCGGGCGGAGCATCCATATAGTTGATGTTATTAGAGGTAAGAATTAGGCGTTGAGCGTCATCTAAGTTACGTCTTTGCATTTCGTGCTTAAATAGTGGTAGGATGTCCCACCCGAGGTCTTTACTGCCCATATGCAGGTACAGAAGAGCGTCCGGTTTATCTACTGCAAACTCAGCAAATGCCTTAATGGTCAGGTCTGTTCTTTTACGCGGTTGGTTTCTATTGGCACTCAGTACGATAAATTTATCCTCAGGTATTCCAAGCTTCTTTCTGGCTTCGGTTCGGTCTAACGGATAGAAACGACCCGTATCGACACCGTGGGGAAGCACCGCCAATTTTTCGGCGTTTGCTCCGCACTCCATGATTCGTCTTGCGCAAGGGATCGTAAAGGTGATTGCTAAATCCCAGTGCTTCACATGTCGGAGCATGTCCGGGTAATAGCTCTCGCTGTCTACAGGGAAGTAAGCGATGAATTTAAACTTTACGGAGTCTTTTAAGAACTGACAGCGTTCCCAAAATTGATTTACGATCCAGATGTCGTTTAAACAGATTACGTAATCGGGTTTTTCTTTATCGATTACTTCTGGTATTCGACTTATTCCAAAACGGTCGTTAGAGCCTGCGGGACAAGCGGGATAGATCTTGTAGGGTAGATCATGCGGATCGCCTGCGTAGTTAATACCTAATACTACGATTTCATGATCTTTATTTAAGTGCTCTAAGACACTGTGTGTAACTCTGGCAAAGCCTGTGTTGCTACAAGCATCACCATACCAAAGGATTTTCGCCATGCAAACTCGGGGAATCGAGTACAATTACTATAACAGTGCTATCAGCTTATAAACATGCCTAGTCGGGAAACTTTTGCATATCGACGTGGAGCACAATTACGGGCACTCAAAGCGTTAGAAAGTAACGACAGTAATACCGTAGAAACTATTTACAGTAAAGCAGCTAATGATTTTCATACGTTCTGTACTCTTTTAGACAAGCCCCCTGCCCCTCACATGCTGGAATGGCACGAGCATTTAGTGACTAACGAAAGCAATAAGTATCTTCTGGATATTGCAGGGCCTAACCTAGACATTCTGGCCCCACGTGGTTCCGCTAAATCGACCGTGCTAAATATGTTTACGGCATGGTGCATAGGACGTCACACGGCAGCAAAAAGACCTCTACAAATTATCTATGTTAGTTACAACATTGCGACTGCTATCCCTAAATCCAGGATCATCCGACAGATCGTAGATTCGTCTGAGTTTCGCAAAATTTTTCCGACTTGCCGGCTTAAGCCAGGTATGCAGTCGGACATAGGTTGGTCTATTGACTACGACTACGCGGGTATCCCGAGATTGGGTGACGAGGAATTTACGCTGCGAGCTGCAGGGTTACGAGGAAGTATTACCAGTAAACGAGCTCACTTGGTTTTAGTAGACGACCCTATAAAGAGTTCAGCAGATATTAAAAATCCTACTATTCGTGAAGAGATGAATAACAACTGGAGTAGTGTTATTGCTCCTATTATTTTTGAGGGCGGACGATCTGTCTGCCTAGGTACTCGTTTCCATCCATTGGATATTCATAAAACAATGTTCATCCCGGAGAAAGGGTGGAAGCAGGTTACACAAGAAGCTCTGACGTATGACGATAAAGGGCAACCTAAGAGCTATTGGCAAGCACAGTGGTCTGTTGATTACTTATTACAACAGAAAGAATTAGATCCTGTAGCATTTTGTTTTCAGTATCAGCAGCAGCCTGTTGCCACGTCGGACCTTGTCGTCTCGCCAGACTTGCTTATTAAAGGCGATGTAGCAACTGAGTTCGATAGCTTGGCCCTCGGTATCGACCTTTCTGCGAGTAAAAACGAGACGTCGGACTACACTGCTTTTGTCTTAGGTGGGCGACTAAAGGATAAATACTATATCGTCGATGCTCATCAGTGCCGTTCTATTGGAAACCTTGAGAAAATAGACCTGCTGTGCGACATGTTATTAGAGTGGGGTATCTTGACTAAATACAATGGAGAGTATCAGCCGACGTACTCAACGGTGACGCTTGTAGTCGAGTCCGTAGCGTATCAAGCTAGTCTGGCTGCAGACCTACGGCGCGTCCTTTTGAACGAGCGTGGGCTCAGTAATCTTCATATTCACGAAGTTAAAGGATTTAGGGGCGACAAGATCGCTCGTTTTAGAGGCACTTTGGGTCTTTTAGAGAATCAAAAAGTGGTCTTTAACAAATATCGTAAGTTCGACGCTTTGTTTGATCAACTTATTAACGTAGGCGCTACAGCACATGACGATTTATTAGATGCGTACACATGGTTGATAACATTTTTACAACGTCGCGGTAGTTTTTCTGTTGAGTATTGAGATGGATACAACTAAAAAACTTTGGGTCGGGATTACTGCGTACGACCCCCTATCCCGCTTGGATAGCATTTTTAAAATTTTGAAGCTTTACACAGAGTACGAGCTTCAAGTTTCGGTGTTTTTGTTTGTTAACTACAAAGCTCAGGACCAGATACCGCAACTTTCTTCGCTTTTGCGTCCTTTTTCGGAGCAAATCAGTGTGGAAATTATCGTCGCGAGCCCCGAGCATGAGGGTTGGTGGCTTACCTGGGCTCATAAAACAGACTTAACTGTTGCTTGTATGCGTCAAGAGTACGATTACTACATATATCAAGAAAACGACATGCTAATTACTTGGGATCACTTTAAATACTGGATGCGTTGGAAACCGAGACTAGCTACCTTGGGGTTAGAACCCGGTTTTATTCGGTATGAGCTATTCGGCGGCAAGAAAATACCGTTCGATAATCACTACAGGTACTCTCTTACCAATAAAACATCAAATGTTTGGAGTGATCGGGGATTTACAGTTGCTAAACAGCTTGTCGTCGACCACGAAATCAAGTTTTTTGCGAGTTTGGGCAGTCCTTATTACGCGGCCATGATTTTGGATGCTGATGATGCGGTTAAATACGTAAAAAGTGCGAGTATGGACCCTCAAAAGAGCGTTGAACTGGTTTCTTTCCGTAACTGGCCTTTAGCTGATCGCAGTTCGATGGGTTTGGCCTTCGAAAACCCGCCAATTGGATACGAGCATCGTCGTTGTGTGCCTGTTGTCGAAAAAAACGGTTATTACGTGCCGCATGACTGTTGTTTATTGCAGCATGACGATCTGAAGTACGCGCCGGAGCTCAGTAATAGGGTTGGCAACTTGATTACTTGCGATACAATGCTTACGATTTGATATTTTTATGGACAACGTCAATCATCCGTCGCATTATACGTCTGGTGCTATTGAGTGCATCGATGCACTTAAAGTACAGCTCGGTGACGAAGGTTTTCAGGGTTACTGCCACGGGAACATCGCTAAATACTTGTGGAGGCACAAGCACAAGAACGGTGTTGAGGACTTGAAGAAAGCCGCGTGGTACTTACAGTGTCTGATTGGTGAGTTAGAATTGACTCAAGATAACAACTGACTTGTGGACGTAAGAGCATTTGGGTCTGTTTACGGTCAGACAGCAACGTTGCCTTATTCGAGTGGGTTTGGTGTAAATCCAAACGGAACTCGCGTCAATTTCCCTGCCTGCCGCGCCATTTTTATTCAGGCAGATTCTAACGCTAATAAACTTTATCTTTCCGTAGAACTTGCTGACGCTCCGAATCAAGTTTCTACGGCTAGTAATTTACAAGGCGATCAACTAATTCCTATCTCTTGCACTGCCATTATCAGCGGTAATGCTCCTGGTGTTATTGTGCTGTATTGATGGCTAACGATCTTTCCGGTTTAGTTACGTACTTGCAAGGCGGTACCAGTCTGCGGAAAAGCGCAGGCTTAGATGCCGATCAGATTATTCGTGCTCTTCGGAAAGGCGCAGCCGTCCAGAGCGGTCCGCTTGATATTTTTAAAGATGCTTTATTGGCCCGAGCAGCTGAAATTAAAGCACTCGGCTCTATTTAGTGTCGTTATAATTAAGTCATGGCTGACCCTTTTATCGAAGCCGGTGATTTTTTCACTAAGGCTTTTAACGCTCAGGAATTAGCTTCCCGTCGTCAACGCATAGCGCAGCGTCCTGCCATGCGTAGCGATAGTTATGAAAATCAGGTCAGTGAGCAGCCCCTGAATGCGCCTGTTCCTCCTCAGTACGGTCCCTACGGAACTTACGAGGATGAGTTTATGCCAGAAGAGGATCCCACGGAGTCGATGAAGGCTGAGCTTTTGCGTAAAGCGGCCGCCAAGCGTGGCCCACGTACCGGTATTCCTGTCTATCCCGGCAACGGAACCGTAACTCCCAGTGTCTGAAGTCGCTAAAAAAAGAGACCCGAAGAAATGGGCAGCCGCTAAGGCTAAAGCTCGCAGGCGTCTGGGCGGACACTCGGCCCGAGCCATGCAGCTTGCTGTTAAGTATTACAAAGAATCGGGCGGTCGCTACGAGGGTAAAAAATCCAGCAAAAACAAGTTGAGTCGTTGGGGAAAAGAGGACTGGCAGACTCGCGAAGAATACGAAAAAAGCAGTAAATCCTAGTTATGGCGGATCTAGCGCGAGAAAAAGGACGCACCGAGCGTTATTTACCTAAGGCAGCGTGGGCTTCAATGTCCGCTGAAGAGCGTAGGGCGACGGATGAAAAGAAAAAAAGAGCCACATCAGGCAATAAACCTGTTAACACTCGGGTTCCAAACACTGAAAAAGCGAAAGAGGCACGCCGTCGCGCCTCCGCTTATATTAAAAGTAAAGGTAAAAAGTGATGGCTAAGATTCGACTTGCTGGTGAGATATTCTCTGGATATAACCAGCCTCGCAGAGATTCGGACGGCGGTAAAAAGTTTGCTGTCGCAGCAAAAGAAGGGGATCAGGTACGATTAGTTCGCTTTGGTGATCCTAATATGACAATCAAAAAACATATTCCCGAACGCCGCGAGAACTTTAGAGCCCGTCATAATTGTGACAATCCTGGAAGCAAGTTAAAAGCACGCTACTGGTCGTGTAAACAGTGGTGATATTTAAGAAATTTTAGTTGTTTACTTGTAAGTCCTGCTAAACTACGCAGGCCCTCTCAGCATCACCATGCTGTTCGATTGTTTTTTGTACTTCAATGAACGTGAGCTTTTAGAGCTACGCGTGGAAATGCTTAAAGATGTCGTTGATGGTTTTATCATTACGGACGCTAACAGAACTTTCAAAGGCGACGAAAAACCCTTCACTTGTGTAGACACTATTCGTGAGCTCGGATTACCCGAAGACAAAATTCAAGTACTGCATGTAGAACTGCCGCCGCCGGATATTGCGCCTAGTCCTTGGGTTCGGGAATATTCTCAGCGCGACGCTCTGGCTGTTGGTATGCGGATGACTCCGCCAGATTCTGTTTTCTTCTTCAGTGATGTCGATGAAATTCCCAAACCTTCTGCTCTATTGGAAGCTGTTGAAGTAGCTAAAAAAGATCGTGATCGCTGTGTTCGTCTTTCTATGCCGATGATGTACGGTCGCGCAGATCTTCGGGTTATGAGTCCGGATGGAGATAAAACTAAACCTCCCACTAATTGGACTTGTGGCACCGTGGTTCTTCACGATCATTTAGATAAAACCTTGTCTGAGATACGTCGTAACCCTAACGATGTAGTCGTAGGGGATTGTAATGCGGGGTGGCATTTTAGTTGGATGGGCGGCGCTGATCGTCTCAAGCGCAAACTGACGTCTTTCTCCCATTGTTACGACGAAATTCCTAACGCGTATGCTCCTGCATACAGCCAGGAGATGCTGGACTACTTGGATAGCTATAAAGCTACTGTAGGAGGCACAGATCCTCTTGGTCGTAAAGACCATATACTGACCTCGTATCCGCATGATCTTTTACCGCCAGAATTGTTTAAACTGGAACGAGTGAAGGAGTACCTGCTCCCGGACTCCTGATAACTTTGTAAACGAGACATGCCTGCGGACAACCTCAGTATTCGGCAACGCTTTAGCGAAATTCTGGAGGCCGCACGCACTCAGGATCGCACTAAGCAATCCGCCACTATGGTGGTGCTCAGTCACTTGCAGCAGATGACCCTTCTTATGGTTAAGAAGGGTCTCTATTTTTATTGTGATCAGGATACATATAAAGCTCGCAGTAAGTTTCTTGATGACCTGATACAACTAAACAAACTGGATATCAGGTTTCCAGCGATCATTCGCAATTTTTTGATTGATGGGTGCGGTTTGTTTTACTTTCGACCAGACCCCAAACTTAAGTATCAGATTTATTTCTTCAACAAAAATCAATATCGGGTCTACCACGACCTTAACGGCGAGATCGAAGAGACCGTCATTCTGTATTCTTACAAAATTAAAAACAGTAATTTAGGACTGCCTACTAATAGCTACGGGCAGAACAAGCGCTATGTGCGCATCTCGATAACAGCAGATCAGATTCAGGAATTCGAGTCCGACACCGAGCTCAGTTTTGAGCTTGAGCCTTCCTCTTTAATAACGCCTAAAAACACTCGCCCCAACACGCTCGGGTTTATTCCCGCCGTGGAAGTTTTGAATAAGCCGAATGCAAGCGGCACAGAGGGTGAGGGCGAATTTGAATCGTTCATGCAGCAGATCGTTCTGCATGATCAGATGATGCAAAATATCGCCAAGAACATTGAGTTCTTCGGCAATCCCACGCTGATCAGCTCGCGTCCCCGTAGCGATCTGGTGGAAGCCAGCGATACGGATCGTAACTTCCGTCCGACTATTAGCAGCCAGAGTGGTTTCGCTGGTCTAGATTCTCCGTCGACTCGCGTATCGGATCCGTTCGGCTCGCAAGCTGGACTCGGTGGTTTACGGGTTCCTCGCATTATTGCGAACGTTGAACCGACGGACCGCGTGGGTTACATGACACCTGACCCCGTTAACGGGGATATGAATCGTTATGCACTTCTACTGCGCGAAGAAATTCGAACCGCACTCGGCGGCGTTGATGAAATATCGATTAGCGCCGGTGCCACTGCGACTGAAATTAAAGGTCTTATGGGCCGCGCTCAAGCGACTGCTCTTCGTAAAAATAAGAGCTTTTTAAGCTACGGCTTTTGTCGCCTTCTGGAGATGATTATTTATCACCAGGAGCAGATCTTCCGCGAGAGCTTTATTTCGGTTATGGGCATGGCTCCGCCGAAAGAGCCTAAGGAAGATACGCCAGAGGCGGCGGAAAAATACCAGAAGAAACTTGCTAAATACGAGCAAGACGTAGATCTGGCTATTCAGACAGCGCTGACAGAAAATAAAGTTCCTGGCGGAGTTTATGGCCTACCGCCTGACGGAGATCGAACCGTAACCTATAGGTTCCAGGGCGATGTCTACGAGGATACTGCTTACGACATCAACCAAAAATCTATTGTTGTTCGAAATTTGCAGGAGCTCGGTGTAGACAGCGTGGAAGCCCTGCGCTATCTCTTCCCCGATAAAACTGATCTAGAGCGATCGGAGATGTTGAAGGGTTTCCCCTTCCGAATGATTCAACAAACGCAGGCCGCACTACAAAATTTCCTGCTAACATTAAATCAGCTGATGCAGTCGCCGCATCCTCTTGCGCCGACACAGCCGCTAGCGGCGGACCCGAGGTTAAACATAACGCCTCTTCTCTACCGCACATTCGATCACCTTGCGCAAGAATTAACTTACTCGGGCAGCTATGAGCCAAGCGATCCCAGCTTCGACCCCGAGCCCGGTCTCCCCGGCAGTAGCGGCGCCCCAGGCGGCTCCCTCCCCGGAAATGGGCTCAACCGCTTACCCGCAGTGGGTGGCGCAAACCTCTACCCCGGCGGTAGCTTCGGCAACTACAGCCCAAGCGCCGTCGCTGGCACAACTGGCTACGGACCCTTCTACCAACAGCCAGTACAACCAGTTTCCGTCCGTCTCCTCCCCGAGCAACCCGTGGGAGGCAGCACTGGGCAGCCTGGATCGGATCGTCTCTCGGCTCTCCCCGTCCCCCAGCCAGACAGCGTCGTCGCCGCAGCTCCAAATGGAGCAGCCGGCTATTCAACCGAACAGTCTGACTACACAGGTCCAACAGCCCTGGGCTTACCAACCCCCTACGGCTCAGCCGACCTACTCCAACAGCGTCTCTACGACCCCAATTTCCTCGCCGACTTCTACGGCGCAGGAGCCGCAGTTAAGCCAAGCAAGCGCCGCCGTCGTTAACCACTTCGGTCTGGAAGCTCCTGCGATTCTTAACCAGTACTCCACCACGCTGGAAGATGCGCTGATTCAGCAGCATCAAACTCTGGAGCAGATCGCCACCCGTGGCATGGCCATGGAGCAAATCCTGACTGATCCTGATCAGCTGGCTGATTACACCAACCGGTTCTTTACCGAGGTGTATCCCACCGATCTGCGCACCGACGAGCAGATCGCCGCTGATAACGCTATGGCTCAACAGCAGCAGGCCTATCAGCCCAACTACGATCAAGTTCCTGCGGTCCCTGCTAACGCAACCGCCGGTATGCCTGCTCAGGATCCCGATAGCACCTGGCAGCAGTTCAGCCAAGTGATGAACCAGGCCCCTGATCAAGCTTGGCGTTACCTGAACAACATGTCGCCTGAAGCTCTGCGCTCCAAGCTCTTGTTCCTGGACGGCAACTGATGTACTCTTAGCCCGGATGCCTTGGACGAGGCTCCGGGTGATAGGGACGAGCCCTCGCTTAGGCGGGGGTTTTCTATTGGTAAAATCAATTAAAGACTTTTAAAAAGATGCCTTTTAAATCTGAAAGTCAGCGTAGGCTCTTTCACGCAAAAGCTGATAGGGGCGAGATATCTAAATCAAAAGTAGAAGAATACGAACGAAAAACCAAAGGCAATTTGCCCGAACGCGTGGGTAAACGTAAGGAAGCCAAGCGCAAGGCAGTAAAATACAAGCAAAGCAAAAAGAGCTGATCGATGCCTAATTCTCTTCAACGTCAGCGGCGTGCTGTCGGCGATAGCGCCGAAGTGACTCAGCTCAAGAAAGAGCTCGAAGAACTTAAGGCTAGTTACGCCCGTGACGTCGCTTTAATCTCAGCGGATATTCGCGAAATCGCATCTCGTGTAGATGCACCTGCAGATTCGGCGCCCGCTTAGAATTAAGGCAGCTGGGCCGCCGTAGTGTACGTTCCTTTTAGAAATTACAAATGCGATACTGGCCCTCATGAAGTCCAAAGCGGACCCAATCATGAGGGTTATATCGTTGTAAGTTCTGGTATTCAAGATACGGGAGCGGATGTAGGCAAAATTGTTGCGGGCACGCCTAATTACAGCGGTTACTACAACACAGATTGGCGCCAGGTGCCTCCTGCTGTTTCTGGGTATTGGAATGATTATCAAGAGGTTCAGTATTCGCCGAGTGGCGTTTTAAGTTCTTACGACGGTTATCGTCCGGTCACCGTCGACACGATTGGCGGGGTAAAAGCGAGTACGTTTACCGGACCGGATTACGGTGTTCGGGATGCTGGTAAATATACATACTTCGGAGGGTCTGCACCTGACTCTCAGAATTACGATCCGTATAACACTCCGGGCGGTAATACCGGTGCGCAGGGCATTACAGGCGGTGGGGTAACTCACGGTCGTTACGAGGGCGGCATCCTAACGAATGTTCTTGGTTCGCAGGGGACGGCTAATCGTTCTGAGTGGGTTTATAACCCTCCGGTGTACTGCCAGACGTTCACACAGACTGTTAGGTCACAGGAACCGGGCCTTATGTCTACGCCCTTCAGGTTTATGTACAGAGGTCGTGCAGCCAAGTATGTGTCTAACTATGGTTCTATTTACTACCAACTGCCAGAGAGCGTACGTAATCTCAGCCGTAAATTAGGTTAACGCTAAAAACGAGACACTTTTTGTTGATTGGTAGTTAATTTGCTTTAAACTTACTCTGTAGTTTCTGGAGATATCGACAGTGTTTGTCGATAATGATTTCCCGAAGCTGCTCGGCGCCGAACTTTACCGTCCGCACCCTGCGTACGTTGTAGAGATGGCTGCAGAGCCTGTGGTCGTTCATGACTTCAGCAAGCAGCCTGGCCAGACTGTGCAGTTAGACCGCTACAGGTTCTGGGGCAATCCGGGCAGCAAAGAGTCACGTGAGCGTACTGCTGAGCAGACCATCGGTACTGCAAACAGCCGCAACATCGTGAAGGATAAGGTGCTCGTTACTCTTCGCGAGTACACCGGCCCTGCAGACCCGAGCGATCCTACTCAGCCCAGCACTTTCAAGATTGCTCGCGAAACTCTCATTACCGCGCAGCGTCTTCTGCTGGACACCGGCAACCTGACTGGCTTCCACCAGTCCATCGGTTCGCTGACCCTGCTCGACGACTATCGTCGTTGGCGTGACCGGGTGTTCATCAATGAACTCCTGAAAGCAGTTTCCAAAGGCCAAGCTTCCGACTCCCAAGGTGGTTACTACTACCCTGGCGATCTTGCCGTCGGTAGCCTGACCTACACCAACGCCGAACAAGCTAAGTTCGACGTTAAGGACGACCTGCTCCGCGTGGTTAAATCCATGCGTAAGCGCAACGTCCCCACCTATCAGGACGGTTTCTA